ATGGATTATGAGGATTAAATCTTACATTTAAACTTCTTAAATAACCAGTTTGTTTGATTCCTCCAAGATCAAATATTAAACCATTATCTTCATAAATATATCTTTTAAGAGCATCTTGACCACTATAATAATAACTAAAACTAAGATTTCCTTGAATTAAGTTATCTGGACTAATTGTATCTGCGTGTCTTTGATCAACTTCGATGTAAGGAGTTACTTGAGCTTCATAAGATAATTGAGCTTCTGTAGCCGTTATAGGCACATCATTTATTTTGATCAAAAGATTTTTTGCAGAATAAAACATTTTAGTAGTGCTGAGTTATAGTCTTAGTTGTCCTTACGATATCATCAAGATTTGATTCAATCGTAGAATTGTTAATATAAGCATCTGGCATTTCAATACTAAACGTGTTTGCGTCTAGAATACCAGAGATATTTATACGTAGCGGTATATTTTCTCCAGTATAAACTAATTTTGTAAATAAATTTTCTGTCATGTTTACTGTTTCTTGTGCTCGTATTGGTTTTACTTCTATTGGATCTTCATTTCCTAGAGTATAAATAGGATTTAAATTAACAGCGAATGTATAAGTTAGATTATATGTATCTCCATTTAAAGCTTTGCCTGAGATAACAGCGCTTTTAGAACTATGAGCTATGCTATCAGCTGAAGCAGTATTAGGATTTGTTTTTGTATCTAGATTACCACTTATTTTAGTATAAGTAACATAAGTCGTTTGTGCAACGATGACGTTATTTGGTTCAATTTTTAAATTATAATTATTTAAGTAACAATTGTATCCTGTAATTCCAGCTAAAGCTATAGTTACTCCATTATAAGAAGAAGGAGCAGAAATTAAATTTTTTATTTCTTTAACTATATTAAAGCCAGGATCACCTGTCGGATTTATAAGATAAGAAAATTGAAATGTGCCATTTTTTGGTCCAGTTGTAATTTGTCTTTTAAAAGGTTTTCTTTTTCCTAAAGTATAAACTGGTCCTAAAGTTATATCAGTATTTAAACTTGCTGTTGTAGCTAAAACTCCAGTATTATTAATCTTAATTTCGCATTGATCGTAATATATTCTTGACATAACCTTTTACCTTATTCCTTTCATAAATTACACTATCATCTTGATATAACACTTTCATAAGTTAATTGAACCAAAGTGCTTCCATCGGTATCAGCATTATAATCTTCTTTTATAAGATTAGCATCTTTAATATTAAAGCTATTAACTACAGTTGAAGTGTTGTGCTTCTTTAAATTGATATTGAAATCAAAAACATGCTCATTTTTTGGGTAATCAAATAGATTTTTCATTTTATAATCATGCAAAGATATACCAAAGGTTGTGGTTATAATCAATGGATATTGTAGTTTAACATCTACTGGTTTGACTTTACTTACGTCATATATAGGGAGTCTATTTGATTTAATATTAACGCTAATATTATTGATTTTTTCTGAATCTAGTTCATTAAAATTCACTTCTATATCACCAGGATTTACAATATTTAGATTGTATTCATCCATAATAAATGGAGTATTTGAAGCTATGCCGCTTCCAAACTCATTGTAAACATTCCATTTTGTGGCTATGGTAGGGATTGTGCCAATTGCACATGAAAATGTATATTCTGCTAAATATCCACTATTCATTGCAAATATATTATTATCATATTGTATTTTAATATTTGCCCCGAGATCACCAGTATACCTTATAAAAGGATCAGTATTAATAAATAAAGCATCTAAATTTAAAGCCCCAATATATAAGCCTATAGGAGCAGTTGTTAAGGATGTGGTATTTGACCCTAAATATTTGACATTTTGAATAGGAACATCATAACTAGCCACTATAGATTGAGCCCCTGTTATAGGGTTATTATCTATAAAAATACGATTAAATTCTCTTGTGTATCTAGATAACATTCCTTTTACCTTTATCATAAATTACACCCCATTAGGTGTAAATATATAAAAGGAATAAGGTTATATGGCGTCTATAAATGATAATATAGAGAATTGGGCTAACTTATCTATAGGGTACTCTTTTAGAAAAAATGATATAGTTAAATACCATGGGTTTTTTTGGTATTGTTTAAAAGACCATGTTAAAGTTGGTCCTAGTACAGATGAACCCGATACATCTCCTGGCGCAGAATATTGGGGTGGAATTACTCAATTGCAAAATGGAGTAAAAATACCAATTTTCATATGGGTAGCTTCATATACATCTACAGTTCAACATAAACCATCTGTAATTTCAGTAAGATTTGTAAATGGTTACGAACAAAGAATATCTAAAACAATTAATCCAGATTTGAAAGCTTTTCAATTGAATTTTGATCAAAGAACAGAGCAAGAGGCAAGAGCTATCATACATTTCTTAAAAGATAAAACTGGATCAAAATCATTTGCTTATAATCCTCCTGGCATCTATTCTGAAACAACTTATAGAACAAAATTTGTATGTAGAGAATGGGAAACAAATTTCACTTTTAAAGAAAATTATTCAATTAGAGCAAAGTTAGAAGAGGTCTCTGGATAAATAATATATTATGCCAACAGCGAATGTAATTCCTCCTCCACCAAGTGTAGAGCAACTTGCAGCAACAAGTATTCAGCCAAGTGAATATTTTTTACGAGCTCTTGAAGCTCAAAAGGCAATTAATACTCATATTCATGAAATTGAACCTTCGACACCAATTTTTCTTTATGAGATAAACTTAAATCAAATTCGACCAGAATCTATAAATTATCCAACCACAGAAGGTCCAATTAAAAATGGTATTTTACGTATTCATAATGATTTTAATTTATTCAACATAAATCGAGGAATTATTAAGTGGAAAGGGGAATATTATTTTCCATTTCCAATTTATGGAGAACAATTTGACATAACTTCTAATGGTACAATACCTACTCCAAAAGTAAAATTTTCTAGTCAATTTTTAGATGACGAATTTAATTCATTTTATAAATATATTCGCATGCAAATGAATGAATTAAAAGATATTGTTGGTTCAAAAGTTACTAGAAGAAAAACTTTCGTTAGATATCTTAGCGCAGATAATTTTGAAGGAAACGTTAATCCATTTAATGAAAATGTTTTAGTTCCTTGGGCTTCTAGAGATGGAGATGTTTTAACTGTAAGATCTACAAAACGCGTTCCAACATCTTTTTCTAAATGGTTAGTTTACTATCCAATTCCAAATTATAATAATAAATTAAAAATTTTTAGTTCTTTAAAAACAGATGATAAAACTAGGACTTTAAATATTCAAAATCAAATTCAAAATCATACTGTAGAATCTACGGACTTTATAAGTTTATATATAAATCAATTAATTAACACTACTCCAGAAGTTCCAGAAACCTTTTCTATAGATATTTTTTCTTTTTCTGGATCAAATAATTTTACGTCTATCATACCTGATCAAACCAAAGAATTCACGCAAATAAATACATTAAATAAATTAAAATTATTTTGTCAAACATATAGCGATGTTTTTTCGCCAACGTCGTCATTTATAACGACTCCAGCTTTTCCTGTATCATTTACTCAATCTCCAGATAGTTTAATTTCTTTCATATCTGCAAAATCAAATACAGAAGGATTTGCTCAATCTTTTAATTACGATATAAGAAATCAAACTCAAACAGGTTTTAGAGCTAATTTTTCTCAACCAATTAGTGGAAATTTAGATTTAAATTATTTAACAATTCCAACGGGTGCATATACAGGCATTAACCCTTATTCAAACGAATCAACAAATTTAATTGCTATAAAAATTGTTAATAATTTTGGATCAGCTTCATCTGGAGAATACAATGTTCAATTTCCTTTGACATTTAATAATGTACCAAAAATACTATTTAATGCTCAATCTACTTCTGGATTTATATTTAATCAATATTTAAAAAATATATCTAATACAGGGTGCACTTTTGTAGCAACAAATACAGGAATCAGTGGTTTTAGTCTAGGTTTACAAAGTGGATTTTTATTAGCTACAGATTATTTAGTAGAAGACTCCACTCCAACAGGTGTGCCTCAAATATTCTCTGCGGCAGCAAATTTAGCTCTTAGTTCTTTAGATAACATTAACGATAATACAGTCGGTCCTCAAGAGATAGAGCTCGCTCCAGATGTTTATTATATAGATAGAAAAGTGCAAGAAGATTCTGTAAATGTAGTTTATGAACTTGCATCTTTACTTGATGTAGAAGGAGTAAAATTACCTTCTAGGATTTTATTATCAAAAAATTGTCCATTTACATATAGAGGCGAAGGTTGTCTTTATGAAAGAGGTGATAGATTAACTCCTATTCATTCTGGAGTGTATGGAAGTGTAGAAGGAATAGCAACATATGAGAGTGGAAAAGCAAATACAAATAATATTGATTTAAGTAATGAGCAAATATGCATAGGTTTAAAAACTGCTCCTCCAGTAGCAGATTCAAGTGACGCTACATTTGCAAATGAGATAAATAGTAGTAATTGGATAGATAAAGGAGCTTGGGTAGACGGAACAAATTATAATTCTGGAAACTTTATATATATTGAAAAAAATGAAATAAAATATTATTTTGTTTGTCAAAAAAATCATACCGGAGACTCTGTTAATGCTCCACCTAATTTTAATTACTGGAAATCAGATACATGCTCAAAAACTTTAAAGGGTTGTAAATTACGTTGGAAAAATAATCCAAATTTCCCAACAATTAAAATAAGTGGAGCATATATTTTCTCAGGCTATTCAGAAGTCCAACAAAGAGATGTAGGCATTTCAGATGTTCTTTTCGCTGACACAATTGCTGCTCCAAAAGATTATTATGATAATCAATTAATAGGCATATTACCATTTGGAGGGTTTCCATCTGTAGAAGGTAAATATAGATCTCAACAAGGACCCGAAGGCGGCTAAAATGAATATTGAATTTAATCTTCAATTAAAAGAAAAAATCAAAAGAGAAGCTTTAAAAAATGCTCCTTATGAATCTTGTGGTTTTATTTATTTAGATAAACAAACTCTAAAATTTGAAGTTTTTCCATGTAAGAATGTAGCTTCCAATAAAATGAATATGTTCTCCATCTCACCTCAACAATATATTGCATGTAGTTCTTTAGGGGAAATTACATCCTGCTATCATTCTCATACGAATGATAATTTAGACTTTAGTGAAATAGATAAGGAAAATAGCAATAAATATAATATGCATTACATATTATATAATACAAAAAAAGATATATTTAATTTTTATAGTCCAAATTCAGAAAAAAATCCATACATTGGAAGGCCATTTATCCTAGGGATTTCAGATTGTTTTACGTTGATGAAAGATTACGCACAAAAAGAAAGAAATGTATTTTTAAATTTTCCAAAATATACAGCTTATCCAAAAGATATAAAAGAAATTGGAGCCTTATATGAAAAACATTTTTTAGAAAATGGATTTGTTAAACTAGATAAAAATGTTAAATTAGAAAAAGATGATGGTATTATGATGATATTTCCTGCTGTATGCGAAGACTATCCAACTCATGCAGCAGCTTATATAGGAGATAATATGATCTTACATCAACCTTTAAATTCTTTTTCTTGTGTAAATATATATGATAATTTCTATAAAAAACATACTAGTTATGTATTAAGGTATAGAGGTTAAAAGGCATATGGTAAGCATTAAATTACATGGTATTCTAGGAGAAGAAATAGGTCAAGACTGGAATCTTGATGTTAATAGCGTTGCAGAAGCGTTTAGAGCTATAGAAGCGAACACTCAAAAATTAACTAAAACATTAATTAAACATGCAGAAAATAATTTAAAGTACGAAATTCTAATTAATAATAGACCTATTTGGGTTCCAAAGGCGCAAGATTTACCAGAGGAAAATAAAGATGTAAAAAAAGAACATTTTGAAATGTTTGGTAATTCATAATTTTGTATGAATTTCGGTCATAATTTAAAAAGTATAGATGTAGTACCTGTTCTAGAAGGGGCAGGTGGTGGAGGTGGCGGTGGAGGAAGTAGTTGTTTTCCAGCCGGTACAAAAATTCTAACTCCTAATGGAGAAAAAAATATAGAAGATCTTAGCATCGGAGATGAAATT